TGGGCGTGCGCGGACAGAGTGGCGTCGGCCTTCTCGCCGTCGAACCGCTGAAGACTCGCCTCGGCCTGACGCAGAACGTACTCCGCGTTCTCCTTGTCCGCCGTCAGCTGGGCCCTGCGCTCCTTGGTGAGGTTCGGGTCCTCGAGCTTCTTCTTGATGTCCTCCAGGTTCGCCTTCGCCTGAGAGACATCGAGCTGCAGCGGAACACGGGCCAGGTTGCTGTGGGCCTTGTCGGCGAACTCCTGTGTGGCCTGCTGGGCAGTGGTGAGCGTGCCCCGCACACCCGCGGCCCACTTGTCGAACTCCGTGTTCGCGTTGTGCAGGTCGTCACCGATACCCGGAATCCAGCCGAACGCCATGTCGGCGCCGGAGATGATCCCGTCGAGCGTGGTGAGAACCACATTGGTGAGCTGATAGAACATGCCGATCAGCTGGGGGATCGCCTGAATACCGCCGTCGACCATCATGACGACGGCTTTGGCGATGTTGACGAAGGACTCCCGGATCGCGCCCTCGTTCTCCTTCACCCAGCCGGAGAAGCCCTGCAACGTGCCGGTGAACTCAGTAACCGACTTGTTGCCGAAGGTGTCGGTCAGCGTGTTCAGGAACGCACCGCCCAGGAAAGCGACGAGGTCACCGAACACACTGAGGCCGATACGGGAAATGTTCGCGAGACCAGAAGCGAACGACCCGAAGATCCTCACCACGGGACCGAACGCATCGAACAGCTTGACAGCCACATCGACCAGCGACGTAAAGAGCGTCCCCGAGTCCGTCAGAAGCTGACCCAGAGTCGGTCCGAATGCCTCCATGAAGTGGGCGACGAGCTTGCCGAGGCCCGGCAGGAGAGCATTGTTGATGACGTTGGCCAAGCCGTTGAGATAGTCCGACGAGCCCTTGATGCCGGGCTCCATCTCCTTGAACATCTTCGGCAGACCGGTGTCCAGGAAGCCGCCCAGCAGGTTCTGCCACGCGTCCAGGGCTGGCTGCGACTTGCTGCCGAAGTCGAGGAACGCCTTGGTGAACGTACCGATAGACCCGGCGAAGTCGAGAACCCAGTCGGTACCCATCTTCACGTTGTCCAGGAAGGGACCCATGAAGTCGTCGGACGCGACACCCTTAGCGATCTTGTCGACAAGATCCGTGAATGCCTTGCCCGCGATCGAGATGACAGGGTTCAGACTCTTCAGGGCGGTGCCGATGTCCTTGAAGGACTTCGACAAGCCGGGAAGCACAGCCTTACGCGCGGTCGCCTGAAGCTCGCTGAACTCCTTCTTCAGCGGCTTGAGCGCGGTGAGAAAATCCTTCTCGTCCTGGGTGAGCTGCTTCGTCGGCTTGTGCAGCCCCATGAAAGCAAGCGCCGCCACACCGGCAATCGAGCCGATCCCCGCCAGCATCGGCGCCAGCGCACCAATGGTCGGCAGAAGCGACGCGGCCAGCACCACAGCCGCACCGATCAGCTTGTTCCGCAGGTTGCTGAAAGCGCCCCCGGTAATGTTGCCGCTGGACCCGAGAGTACGCAGCGTCGTCCCAGCCCGGTCAGCCTCCTGACGGAACGTGTTGATGACGCGAGTGGTGCCGTTGATGTCACGCCGGGACGTGGTGATGGACCGGGTGACACCATTGACGGTGCGGACCGTCTGCGTGAGATGGTTATTGGTCCGCACCAAATTGTTACTGTTCCGGCTCAGATCTCTATCGAACAAAGAGAACTGCGCCCGCAAAGACCCGATCTCGGAATTCACACGCCGGAAACTGTCATGCGTGATCTCACCAGAACGCGCCGCCTGCAGAGCACTACGACTCATCGCGTCCAGGCTGCCGCGCAGCTGCGTCAACTCCCGGCGAGTCAGACTGCCGGTCTGCTGCATCCGCTGAAAACGCTGCTGCAGCAGACCGATGTCCCGCGTGAGGCGGTTGGTGTGCATACCCGCGCTCTCACCATCACGAGCAACACCACGCAGATTACGGCGCATACGGTCCAGCTGCTGATCGAGACGGTTGAAATCGCCTCGGGTCATGTCCCGGACCCGGACGGTCAGTGTGATGTCGTCAGCCATCACCCACCACCTTCCGTATCACCCAGGTCGGCGAGCGCGAGGAGCTGAACAATCTCAACCGGCTCATCCATCAACTGACTCGGCAGGACATGGAATTGGCGGCACAGGTTCACGATGAACTCGGCCCGTGCCACCTCGTCCGGCTTCACACAAGGGTTTCCGTCGGGATCGACGCCACCAGGGAAAGATCGCCAGAGAGCGACTTTTTTTCCGTGCTCGCCGGAACCTTGACCATGGCCTCGGTCCAGGCGTCGATGATGAACATGTTCATCGCCAGGTCGTTGGCCTTGACGCCCTCGAAATCCGTAGGAACGGCGGCGCCGTCGTCGATCAGATTCCAGGACACAAGATGCGTGGAGAACAACTTGAGCAGCTGCTCCGTCTCGTTGTTCTTCTCACCGGTGGACCCGGTGAGCGTGACGAGCTCCAGGTACTCACCGGTGGTGAGACCGTGGACACGGACCTCGAGGCCGTCGTACTCCGTACCACTGAAGTCCAGGGCGTAGACCCTGCGCTTACGCTGAAAAGCCATGTGCTTTCTCCCCGGATAAGGGCATGAAAAAGCCCACCGCGGTCTGCGATGGACTGCCGAGGCAATGCCTAGAACAAAACGGACATTACGCCCAGGTGGGGACGGTGCCATCCGCCAACTGACCAGGCACAGCCCAGGTCAATTCACCGCTGTCCGCGCGGGTCAGCGGGTAGTCCGTGAAGATGCACTCGTTCGGCAGCGACTTGCCGCCGACCGTGATGGAGACCGTCCGGTTCACGCTGGTCGACGGCACCGTCTTGAACACGTCGTGCGATGCGTTCGACGCCGCGTTGAACACGCCGTTCAACGTGATGGAGAAGTCGGCGAGCAGAAGCAGGCGCTCCATGGCCGACTTGTCGATGCCGGTGACGTCCTGCGTTGCACGCGGAGTTGCAAATTCACAGTTCGTGATGTCGTTCCTGATGTCCCGAGCGGTACCGCCGCTGTCATCTACGGACAGCGTGGTCCACGCAAGGCCGCTCTGCTTTGCCATTGCACACACCTCCTTGGTGAAGGAGAGTCGAACACCGCTCTCCGGGCATGACAAAGGCCCGCCGCGCGATGCGACGGGCCCACATCCAAAAGGGAGCTGCTGCTCCCTGTCGGGCTAGTAGCCCCGCTGAATCTGGTGCGCGAGCTTGTCCTGGTGCTCCGAGAAATCCTCGATCCAGAACTCGGGGCGCGTGTGCTTGCGCACCTGCCCCGTCGGGTTGCCGCGCCAGTCGCCGTCACGGACGACGAAGATCTCCTGTTTGTCCAGAATGCGGCGGTGCATCGACGCGCGGAAACAGGGTTGTCCGGCTTCGAACACGAGCCAGTGCTCGTTCGGTGCGGTCTCGAGCTCGGTGTACTTGCGCCCCGAGGTGCGTGCCGCATGCACCATCTCCGGCGGCAGGCCTTCGATCTTCACGCGCCAGCCGCCCAGGTACTCGGGGCAGTCGACCTGCTGGCAGGTGGCGGGCTCCCAGTGCGTACTGAGTGGCGAGAGGATCTGGTAGGTCTTGTAGTCCTGTACGCGGCCTTGTGGATCGATACGGTTCATGCGCTGCATGAGTTCTCCCCGATACGGACAAATCAGAAGACAATGCCCGCGGTGTCGTTCTTGACCAGGACGACGGCGAAAGCGCATGAGCTGAAGCCGCCGGTGGTGACGGTGGTCGCACGGACGTAGCGCCGGATGGTCGACGTGTTCGTGATGGAGATCCGCTGCGTCTGTCGTCCCGAGGTCACCTGTGTGAAGGCGAAGGACGCGACGTCAGCGAACGACGAGTTGTCCGCCGAGTCCTGGATCTTGACCGTGGCGTCTGTTCCGGTGAAAGCGAAGACCTGCAGATAGGCCTGCCCACCGAACGACGCCGAGGCGGCGGTGTCGATCGATGTGCCGGTGGTTGCCACGGTGTCGGTGCGGATTCCGGCGGTGAGGCTGCGCCCCCACTCCAGCCCGTAGCCGTTGGCCTCGGCGCGGACCTTGAAGGTCATCTTTCCGTCATCGGCACGCGTCGGGTCGTAGTTGATCTGCTTGCCGACCATGGCTGCGGCGGGGTTGCCGAGGGTGGTGCCGCGGAAGTACATGAGGCCGACGTCTGCGGTCGGCAGACCGGCCAGTGCGGTGTGTTCGGTGAAGGTGACGCCGACGTTGTCGGGGTTCCAGTGGGATGTCCACTCGATGCGGCCGTCGCGCAGGCCACCGATGCGTTCGAAGGCGGACTTGTCGATGCCGGTGACGTCGATCAGGGCCGGGCCGCCGCCGATTTCGTCGAGTGATGCGGTGTCACCGGAGAGGTCGTAGCCACCTACGTAGAAGTTGTCGCCCAAACCGGACGTTTTTGCCACGATGTCCTCCAGGTTGGACGAAAACAGACATGCCAAAGGGGGGCCACCCGTCGAGGTGGACCCCTTTGCTGCGTTCAGGGCGTTATGCGGCTTGTGGCCAGATGTCGTCGACTATGACGGGCAGGCGGATCGCGAAGACGCGGAATTCGCGGCCGTCTTTGTTCAGATAGCCGGTCTCGACGTGCAGACCCTGTCCGTGGGCGCCGAAGATGTCGATGTGCCGGGCTTCGCCGAAGAGGTCGAAGTCGGCGATGTAGTTGGTGAAGAGGGCATCGACGGCCAGGGTGAGGGTGGAGTCGATGTCGTCGTAGGGTTCGGCGCCGGTGTTGTTGTAGACGCGCAGCTGGAATTCGACACGGACGCTGGTGTTGCTGAGTCCGGAGGAGCGGATCGGGGTGATCTTTTCGACCCAGACTTCGCCGGTGATGCCGTTGGTGCTGGACTGCTTGGACTCGTACTCGTTGAAGTTGAGGAAGTGTCCGGTGGACAGGGCGTGGGAGACGATGGCGTCGAGGAGGCCGTTGATGTCGAGTGCCATGCCTGCCTCAGATCAGTCGGCCGGAGGAGCGGTAGCGGCGCAGGATGCGGCGGGCGATGTTGCCGCGCTTGGCCTGCACTTCCGCTTCGGCGCGGGCCTGGGCGTGGTAGCCCCAGAACCGTCGGCGTGGTGTGTATTCGCCCGACTCGAGCCAGGGCCCGTAGATGACGCCGCCGTCGTCGATCTGGTAGCGGGTGGGGGTGAGCTCGTGCTTGCGGATCTGGGTGGTGTAGTACGGCGTTTGGTGGCGGATGGAGCCGTGCAGGTTGTTCAGCCAGGTGTCCTTGGCCGAGTCGGCGAGGGCGGAGGCGACGTCGTGGCTGTAGTCGGCGGCGTCGCGGGCCATGCGGCCGGAGCTGATGGGGCCCTGGACGCGGGAGGTGAACTTGATTTCCCACATGGCGGGCCCCCTCCTTGAGTTCTTTAGATGGTGCGGATGCGTGCCTTGCGGCCGTGGGTGCGATACAGCTGGTCGCGGTAGTCGACGAGCGCTTCGATGGTCGCGGCGCGTTTGGCGGTGCCGCCGAAGATCGAGCTGGCGGACATGGTGCGGAACCAGCCGGTCTGTTCCTGCATCAATTCGTGGATGGCTTCGGCGGTGACGTACTGCCGCACTGCGGGCGGGACCTTCCACACCGATACGGTGGCGCCGCTCAAGTGGGTGGCGGCGGTGGAGCCCAGGACGCCGCGGGTGACGGTGAGGGTGCGGGGCGCGTAGATGGTGGTGCCTGCCGTGTGGGCGGCGATGGTGGATCCTTCGAAGGCCCGCTCGACGGTGAGGACGTTGGCGTTGATGTCGGTGACGAGGAGGCGTTCGGTGTCGATGACGAGGACTTCGTCCACGGCGAACTGGGTGCCGTCGCTGACGGTCAGGGCCTGGGAGGCCTTGCTGTTGGTCAGGCCGCTGCCGCCGACGGTCTGTGCGGTGGAGAGGTTGGAGCGGTCGGTGACCAGCATCCGCTCGTCGTCCACCTTCAAAAGGGACCCCACCCCGATGTCAGCAGACGCTGCAGCAGAGACGTCGATGGCTGTCTCCGTCGCATCGAGCGCCTCCGCCACCGTGCCCACGGCGGTGTGGTCGTCATTGAACCCCCACAGGCCGGTGACGGTGATGTCCCGCTGGTGCGTGGAGCCACCACCGAGCGAAGCGCTGGAGGATATGTTGATCTCCAGGCGGCTGTAGGGCGGTCCGGTGCGGTTGGGCTCCAGGTTGAAGCTGGAGGCGCCGATGGTGGCGCCGCCCGAGGTCAGCGTGGTGACGGAGATCAGATCCTGGTCTTCCAGCCACAGCCGCCAGGAGACCGCGTCCTGGTCGTTGGGCCAGTCGAAGTACTTCGTGGTGGTGTGCGGATAGAAGATCCGGTGGCACAGGGTCTCGGCGTTGCGGGAGGCCGATTCGATGCACCGGTCGATGTTGCGGTTGTTGCGGGGGACTTCGCCCTGGTCCAGTGCCCGCTTGATGGTTTCGCGGGTGGTGTAGACGGCGGTCGTGATGGCCATCAGCCCTCCTCGTCTACACGCTGCTCTTTCTGGAATTCGGCCAGCTTGAACTGAAGTTCTGCGGCCGTGCGTTGTGCCAGGTAGAGATCAAGCAGGAGTTGCTTGAAGTCCTCGACCGTCAGTTCGCTCACGCCGAGGTCCCATCCGTGATGAGTCCGTACGTAGCCAGAGCGGTGATCAGGGATGCGAGAGCGGCATTGCCGCCGCGGGATCCGGATACCGTCTGCTTGGCGGCAGCCGTCGCGCCGTAGAACCCGATGGTGTTGGCCGCGCCGTCAAGGACGTGTTTCGTCGCCCCGTACAGGGCGTCAACGAATTCGACCTTGCCTGCCACCTGCATGTTCTGCGCGTCCGCCGACAGGCGCAGGTAGGAGCGCTGTGTGCCATCGAACGCCGTGCCGCTCCAGTTGGACACGACCAGGTCCGCGCCGGTCGCTTCCAGGTCCAGACCTCCGCCTCCGCGCCGGAAGCGGTAGGCCTTGCCAGTGCCCTGGATGGTGAGGTCCCCGCCGGTCAGGGTGGCGTTTCCGCTGATGCCCCCGGTCAGTGTCACGGCGCCGGTCAAAGTGGTGGCGCCGGTGACGGCCAGGGTGCCGCCCACGGTGACATTGCCCGTCAGGGTGCTTGCGCCGGTGACGCCCAGCGTGGTGCCGACCGCGACGGCGCCTGTCGTCGTCACGGAAGTGAACGTCGTGCTGGATGCCGTGGTGATGGCGCCTGCGTTGCTGATCGCGAACCGCAGGACGTTGTCCGCGTCGTACAGCTGGATCAGCGGACCGGCCGCTTTGACGCGGATGGCGGGGGCGCTGGAGTTGTTCGACACAACGTTGAGGCCCGCACCGTCGCCGCTGCTCGCCGCCTGCGTGACCTGCATGGCGTGACAGGGGGTCGAACCACCGACGGGGTTGTTGCGTATGGTGAACGCGGTCTGCGAAGCATTCGTGTTGAGAAGATCGGTCACGGTATTGGTGGCTCCCACGGCCGATCCCCTCCACTCAGATGATCCGGGGCATCTCGGGATAGGAGTAGTTGCCCCACTTGCAAAACAGCCCGCTGCCGTCCGGTGTGGTCGACAGCGGCTCGCCGTCGAACGGGCACGCACGCGGTGGTTCGGTCTGCTCGTCGCGGGCGTACTGGGTGGCTTCTTCGTAGATACTGGTGAGCTGCTGCCAGGCCACAGCCCTACTCCGTGTCCGCCTCGCGCAGGCGCTCGGTGATCTGCGCCTTGGTGCCGTACGACGGGATGTCGCGGCTGGTCGCCTCCTCGCGGAGCTCGGCCAGACTCATCGCGTCGTAGTCCTTCACCTCGGACGCCTCGACCGCGTCCTCACCGTCAGGTTCTGCCACAACCTCGGGCAGCTCCTCGACGACGGGTGCCGCCTCGGCTTCCTCGGACGTTGAGTGCCCCAGGACGCCCTCGGCTGCGTCCTGGGGCGGGCTCGCGGCAGCAGCCGGGGAGACGTCCGCCTCGCGAGCGTTTGTGGGACCACCATGGACAGTGATCTTGGGCATGTCTTCCTCCGCAGGGGGCCAGGGAACCTGCACCTGGTTACCGCACGAGGCGCAGAAAAGCTGGGGGAGAGCCAGCAGTCCCGTCTTCACCACATCCAGGCGAAGGTTCCACGGGCCTGCCGGGCAGGACGAACAGGTCACAGTGACCAGGCGGGGCAGCAGCGTCAGTGAACTGCCGCCTTCCAGGTGGCCGCTGGATCCGCAGTGGGGGCAGGCATCAAGGCCCGCCGCGTAGGCCGTCGAGCATTCGACGCACGTCCACAAGGACATCAGGGGTGTCTCCTAGGGTCAGACCGAGTACCAGCCCCAGGCCGAGCCGTTGTACACCGCTTGAATGCGCGCCGACTGGCCGTTGGTCAGGGTGATGGTCGAGCTTCCGTTGATGGTCTGGGTACTGCTCGGGTCGATGACCAGGTTGTTGGCCCCGACGTTGCGGAAGCAGTACTCGACGGGGTTGACGACAGCCGACGGGAGGTTCGCCGTGATGGCGCCTGACGTCGTGTCGCAGATGAACGTGCGGTCGATCGGGCTGGCGGTGAACGTCGCCGTCTTCACAACAGCCGCCCGGTGCTGGCTTCCGTCGATCAGCTCGATGCCAGTGGGGTTGGAGATGGAGACGCCGGACCGGGTGAAAAGACCGGTCAGCGTGACCTTCCCCAACGCGGCAGCCATGGCCGCCGAGGAGTTGCCGTCGATGTTCGGCGTGCTGGATTCGGTCGAGAGCTGATCGATGTCGATGATCGGCCCGACACCCTCCGCGCCGTACCCCACGATGTACAGCTCGTGCGTGCAGGCCTCGATGCTGGCGCTGAGCACCTTCATCGCGTGGACGCTGCCGCCGGAGCCCGCATAGTTGCCCACCGGGCACAGTCCGGCCCAGCAATACAGCGCCATGTAACGGTCCATAACCGTGTGCTCGGTGATGAACAGCGCGTAGGTGTAGCCGCCGCCGCAGCCGACGTTACTGGCCACGATGTGGTCGTTGTTGCCCGGCGCCGGAAGCAGCAGACCGATGCTCAGGCCCGTACCGAACACACCGGGGCTGGTGTAGTCCGTGGAAGGGCTGGCCACCGTGCCCGCGGTGCCGTAGCCGAAGTTCTCAATGTAGGCGTTCGCGCAGCCGTACAGATTTCCCGCGCCGATGGTCAGGCCGTACGCCGAGTGCGACGTCAGGATGGCGAGATTCTTCAGCACGGGCATGATGTTCGAGTAACGCCCGCTCGCACCATAGGCCAGGCCGTTCGATGTGCCCTCGTTCGGACCCGAGATCACGCCGGGGTTGCCATTGGCATTGATGTCGTTGATCTGCGCCGTGGTCGAGGCGTACACCTTGAAGCTGATCAGGCAGGACCCCGCGAACTGGGGCACGGTCTGCTGCCAGTGCCGCACCGCCGCTGCGCCGTCACTCTCGCCACGGAACTCGAGGATTTTCTTGACCGCGGTCGTGGCGTACACGCCGAAGACGATCTGGCCGTTGCCCGAACCGGTGGTGTTCAGTGCACCGGCCACCACGTACGGCCGGGGTGGGAAGTAGACCTGGGCGTAGGTGTGACCGGCGGCCAGGTAGTCCTCCGCGGCGTCCACCGCCGCCTGGATCGCGGCCGTGTCATCCGTACCCCAGATCACCACGGCGTCCGAGAGGGCGCCACCGGAGGCGTTCGCCGCGGCCAGCGTGACACTGGTCGGCGAGTTCACCGCCGAGATCGTCGTGATCAGCGTGGTGACGCCGGTCGCCGCAGCCCCCTTGACGGAGATCGGCTTACCGGCATCCGCGGCCACAAAGGCTGCGGAAGCACTGGTCAGGGTGGTGCTTCCCGAGGACATCGCACCATCGCCGACGACCTGCGCATCACCCACAGCACCGTACGCATCCACGGTGACGTCGAACACCCAGGCCGGTGCGGCGGCGACGGTTTCCCCCGCAGCCGTCAAAACACCCGCCTGGGACACGCTGAACATCGACGCGCCCGTGGCGTCCCTGAGGTCCAGCAGTACACCGGCGCCGCGCACCTGAACGGCGGCGGCGCTGGCATTGTTCGACACGGCGCTGATGGCCGCACCGCTGCCGGACGTCGCCGCCTGATTGACCTGTACCGCGTGGCAGTTGGTCTGTGCTCCGGCAGGGCTGTGCCGGACCGTCAGCGGCGAAGAGCCTGCGTCGGTCCCGAGGAGATCAGCAGTCTGTGCCACCACGTACCTCCTCGGGAGTCACGACGTCATGCGTGTCAGGCGGCGACGAGGGTCGCGCCGTCGGTGAGGGGGATCCAGGTCACGTAGACGGTGACCGCGCCGTTGATGGTGCCCGTACCGGTCTGGACCAGACCGACCGTTCCGGTGGTGACCACGGCACCCAGATCCACCCGACCACCGACCAGGAACTTCGACGCAGCCGTGGTGCCCTGGTCAAGACCGATCACAGACCCGGCGACCGTGTCGGTCGTACCGAGGTCGGTGGCGGTGACCAGCGTCATCGTGTTGCCCGCGGTCGGCACCAGGTTGATGGCCAGCGTGTTGGCGCCGGTCATCGACGTGGTGCACTTCATCCACAGCCCCGTGATGAGCACCTCGCCACCGGCGACGGTGAACAGGGACGTGGTGGTGGCGTCGGTGAGCGTGCCCGATGCCTTCGACACCGGACCGTTGCCCAGATCCAGCTGACGCAGCTGAGAACCCTGAAGAATCGTAGACATGGCTCAGGGCCTCCCTTACGCCTGCGGCTGGGCGAGGTTGGTCGGCTTGCGCTGGACCTCCAGGCCGGTGAGAACGTTCAGGATGGCGACGTGCTTGGTGCCGTTGGTGCCCAGGTCCGGCACATTCAGCGAAACCCACTCGAAGCCGTCCGAAAGCTGCTCGGCACGGACCTCGACCACCACCAGCTGCTGCTCCGAAGCACCACCGATGTCGGTGACCTCGGACGCCGCGGACTGCGACCACTCCGTCCAGGTCTCGTCACCGTCGAGGGTGGTCTCGGTCTGGTAGTAGGCCTTGGTGATGATGTCCAGGTCCTGCGAGGTGCCACCGGACGCGGCGTTGTGCTCCTGCAGATCCAGGTCGAGCCGGTCGGTGGAAGCGCCCGTCGCGATGACGATGAAGGAGCAGCAGCGCGCGTCCTTCAGGTGAATACGGTTGCCGGTGATCGCACCAGCAACCGCGTCCGTCGGGACAGCACCCGCGGACACATTGAACACGCGGCCGAGGCCGAATGCGCCAGTAGCCATGATGGCTCCTCATATAGGGCAAGAAGTTCTTGGGACGGGGTGCCATTGCCGTCTTGCTCACATCCACAGCGGGGGTTGATTGCCGCCACGGACACCGGACAATTACGTGCCGACGGCCACCCAGGGCCCGGCAAAGTTCAAAGCGCTGTTCGACGCCGGAGTGATCGACGTCGGAAGGCTGGTCTGCGAGGTGCCGTTGGTCGCGTAGCGGAAGGTTGCCGCCGTCTGACCCATGACGACCACGGAGGAGGCCCCGGTGGTGCCGGTGCCCCGCGCAACGGTCGGCGCAGTTGCTGCGTTGAAGACCATGGCCACCCAGTAGAAACTCCCCGCAGTCAGCGCCTGCGAGGTGATCGTGGTGGTCTTCAGACCAGTCGACGTGATATCCGCATCCACGTTCGTGGTCTGCAGACGCGAACCCGTCGAGTCATAGATCCCGACGAAGTTCTGACTCGACGTCGGCGTGACCCCTACCGCGGTGACCCACCAGTACAGCTTGGTGACGGACACCGAACGCTGGGCGTAGACGGCCGACAGATAGACCGTGCCGTTCGTCAGCAGCGAGGCGTTCGGCGCGAGCGACGGATCATACGACCACGCCACCACACCATGGTTGACCGGCAGGACTTCACCCGCCGTGTTCCCGGAAACCGACAGCGATCCGCCGACCGACTCATTGCCGGTGACGGTGGAGTTCCCGGCGACCGACACACTCGGAAAACTCGTCGTGTACAGCGGCATGGCTCACCTCACCACTGCGTCGTACGGGCGTTGCCGTTGGCGGAAGCCCAGATCCCGTCAACCACACCCCCGTACGCCGGTTGCGGGAACTCGTAGTACGCACCGGCCGCAAGCTGAACGGTGTAGCTGCTGGACGATGCGGACGTACCGAACTTGAGATACAGCACGGCGGTGGAATCGTTGTAGACAGCGCGGCCCTTGACGCTCCCGGACGCGGCGAACAGCGTGACCGAGGAAGCACTCGACGCGACATTCGCCAGGGTCGCGGACTGTGGTGCCGTAGCCGACACGGGCAAGTCCTTTCCTCGGCATGACAAAGGGCCCCCGGTCACCCGGAGGCCCTCATTTGTCAGGGATATTCAGTTATTCGCGCGAGGACGTGAAGCGGCCTTTACCTTCAGCTGCTAGCCGGATGGTTCGTTTCGAAACTCCGAAACGAACCACCATGTCTTTCTGCTTGACCTTGCCGTAATTGGCGCGGATCCAGGCCACGTCCTCGGGCGTCAATTTATACCGGCGGGGGACATCCTTCGCTGCATGCCGTGCTCCTGCTCGATCCAGGGCGCACTTCTTGCACTGACGTCCGCCTTGCTTGTTGACGTAGACACCCACTTCAGCGAAAAGGTGACCTTGAGCGCACCGTTCCCGGGGGAAGGGGCTCTTGTTCCGCTGCTGTTCAGATCGCGTTGCCCATCGACAGTTCGACGGCACATAGTCACCGTCGTTGTTGATGCGGTCGAGCGTGAGTCCTTCGGGGCGCTCACCCATGTCAGCAAGGAAGTTGACGAAACCATCCCTGCCGAGCCAGCGTTCGCAGACAGTGATGCCTCGGCCCCCATATCGCGAGTATCCCGTTGCGTTGGTGTCATAGCACCGTTGCACCATCGATCGCCACGATATGAACGTCTTCGACAGAGAACCGCCGATCGTCCGGTGGGGGTACAGCGAAGCTCTCTCCATGATCTTGGATGGGGAGAGCTCCCTGTTGTGGTGGTTCATGTGCCGCCTGCACCGGCAGAACGGCGGGCACTTCTTACGTCTATGGCGTCCGCAGGTGCACCCTTCCGGGCACTTTCCTTTCGTCATAGACGTATAGTACCCTAGCCGTTAGGAGCGCGTCTGCAGCCGCACGATCGGGCTGAGGGTGTTGCTCCCCTTGTTGGGAGTGACAGCGGACTGAAGCCACGGACGCCCGTCCACGCGCTCTATGAACCGGAGCGAGGTCATGTCGGTCTGGAAACGATAGTGCGGGCTGGTGTCGGCCTGGATCGCCTGGCGGTCACCCACCAGATAATAACTCAGATCT